CCAATAATACCGTTATAGTTAACTGTCTTACTATCATCGCCACTTACCAATTCTGGCAATACTTCTTCAATGTTTTGTGCTATTACACCCATTGAGGGTTTATTATCTGACTTCCAATCAAATCTAACACCATTAATTTTGGCAATTTTATCAATTGGATTATTAATCTTTTGAATATTTTCTTTAAGATTGATATCAGATGCAGAGTTAAAATCTGTTGCGGTTACAATTCCACTAGAATATACATTACCAACATTTAAATTTGTAAGTGTTCCAACTGAAGTAAGTGACGAACCGGTGACATAAGTTCCTAATGTGCTTGACGAAAGTACATCAGTTCCATTAATTTTATAAGTTTTGTTAGAAGCAAGATTTAGATTTTCACTTGATTTTAGTGCTAAATTTGAATTGTCCCAAGTAAAAGTTTTTCTATTTCCAATAGAACCAATACCAATACCAGCACCATTTAATAATAAATCACTAGTTGCAGTAGTTCCAATACCAATTTGAAAATCCGCCAATTCAATAGTAGAAGAATTGACAACAAATTGAGTTCCATCTACATACAAATCACCTTTAATTCTTACCGAACCAGTATCATCACCAACTCCTGCAGGGTCAATAGTGAGATTTGTAGGCCCTGAAATAGTATTATTATTGATATTAATTCCAACACCAGATGCTCCAGTAGAGAACTGAATTGCAGTAATTGTTCCTGCATTAAAGTTACCTGATGCATCACGAGAAACAATTGTACTGGCAGTATTTAAATTTGTGGCATTTGAGGCAATAGTGAATGTTGTATCAGTACCCTGATTTGCAGTAAATGTTGCAGAACCAGAAAGACCAGTACCAGAAACTCCAAGTGAAAGTTGACCATCACCAACAGTAATAGGGTTTGTTGTAACTGAAGTTACAAGTCCTTTCCCATTTACAGTAATTGATGGGATAGAAGTATCTGAACCAAACGTTCCTACATTGGAATTTACTGTTGCTAATGTTGTAACCTTATTATTAGAAGTTATATCACCAGATAAGTTTGGAATATTTGTCGTACTCGTTGCAGTTCCTACAAAGTCGCCATAAAAAGTAGCAATCCCATTACTAGCAGTTACAATACCTGAAGAAATCTTAATTGTTCCTAGTGTTGATATACCAGTAACAAGTACATCACCACCAACCCAAAGTTTTGATGTTGGATTTGTGGTTCCAATTCCAAGATTGCCTAAAGAAGGTATAAAAACAAGATTATTAGTAGAAATTCCTACATCAGTTGTGCTTGATGTAGATACAAAAGTAATAAATTGTGGTTGTGCAGATTCTGTTTCTGAAGATTTAATCTTAAATCCAGTAACACCAGTTAATTTTGAACCATCTCCACTAAATTCTTTTGCAGTAACAATTCCAGTAAATTTTCCATCACCACCAACCCAAAGTTTTGATGTTGGATTTGTGGTCGCTATTCCAATATTGCCTAAAGAAGGTTTATAAACTAAACCTTGAGTAGAAATTCCTGCAGAAATAACTCCAAGCCCAGTAACATAGGTTGGATATGCAGTATCTGATGAAGTGTCTTTGGTTATATTAAATGTACTAGTATATAATAGACTATTCCAGCGGGTATTTCCATTACCCAATTTAAATTTATTAGAGTCTAATTCTAATCCAAGTTCTCCTTCCGCAAGAATTGGATTTGCATTCGTCCATTCTGATGCAGTACCTCTTCTAAATTGTAATTGTACTGCCATGATTAAGAAACCCTCCCCGCATCTATATTTGGTATTCCACCATAATTGCTATTTGGCATACCACCATCAAGATTTGTGGTGGTAGCGGTATTTCCATCTGGATTGAAATACTCACTATTTCCACCAACCCATTGCCCAAGACTATTTATTACTTGAATAGAACCGACATAAAAACCTGAAGCAGTTACAATTCCAGCATAAGATGCGCTACTATTATCCACACTATGAATAACAGTATTATGAGAATCAGTAAATACTACAGAACCATTGACATTTGATATGTTTACTGCAGAAGTTCCGGAACCTACTACTACAGTATTTGCAATAATATTGGATAGATTTCCACCAATATCTAAAAACCTAATGTCTCCTGTAGAATGATCTCTACGAATCTTTACATCATCAAGAACAATTGCATTATCATTTGGGTCTAATGTAATTGTTCCAGTACCAATTGAAAGAATACCAGTAACTCTTGCATTACCTTTAACGACCAAATCTTCAGTAAATGTTGTTCCACCTCCGACAGGATCAACAATCAATCTAGTTGCTGTTGATAATCCAACAGACATTCCAAGACTAGAAGTATTACCAAGTCCTAAGGTATCATTAAGTGTTTGAGAACCACCTCCTCCTCCTATTGCACCTACCCATTTACCACTAGCCGCATCATACTTTAAAAACTTACCATCAACTTTTGCAGTATCTCTATCAACATCATCAAGAAATTCAAGGCGAGTTTCACCACCACCACCCAATGTGGAAAGTTGTTGTTGAACTCTATTGATAAACACTCTATAGTGATTTGATAAATCTTCAAGAGTTGCAAATTTTTGATCTGTTGGAGTTAATGGGTCTTTATTCTCAATTTCTGGTGGTTGATTTAAAAGACCTTCTTTAAGGTCAATTTGTTCAGATTTAATATTCTCAACAATAGATTGAAGTTCTTTTAATTCAATTTTAAAAGAATCTTCTATAGAAGAAACATTTTTTTGAATTTTTTTTATATCTTCATCATAATATTTTACTTTTGGAAAATTAGAAATTGTTGAATTTAATTTCTCAATTTCTTCAGAATATTTCCCAAACTTGGTATCAAATGATGCATACTCTTTCTTAAGATCCTCAATTTGTTTACCAAAACTTTTATCTAAATTTTTGGATAACTCTTTAAGTTGCTTTTTGACAGATTTTATATCTTCTTTATTGATATTCTTAAGATCTAGAATCTTTACTTCATATAAATCAATATCTTTCTTTAAAGAATTTTTTAAATTAGTTATTCTATCATTAATATTTGAATCTGAATCTACCTTAGACTCAAAGAATTTGACATCAATATTCTCAGAAAGATCATTTATCTTCTTATCAACTAAATCTACGGTATCATCTATCTTATAATCTAGTCTTGAGATATCCTCATCATAATATTTTATTTCTGGTAACTCATCAACTTTTTCTTGAAGAATTGATACCTCAGATTCAATTGATTGAATTTCCTCTTCGTAGTATCTTACTTCTGGTAAATTTAATATAGTTTGTCTTATATAATCAATTCTTTCTGTTAAAAGATTAATATCTTCATCATAATACTTTACTTCTGGAACCTCTACAGGTTCTGGAATTTGATTTTGTACGCTTTCAATTAAATTTAATAATTGTAGTATTTCTTCATCATACGACTTAAATTCTGGAATTTCTGGAATACTATTTCTTACTTCTTCTATAAGTACCTTTAAATCCTCTATGGGATCTTCTTCTGGTACTTCTTCTTCTATTGCTTCTTCTTCTATTATTTCTTCAATATAATCATCTATGGACGGAAGATTTTCATCAATATCTTCTTCTAAGATAACCTCTTCTTCACAAAAATAGTCATCAATAGATTCTAGATTTTTTTCCTTTAGATTTTCTAATAAATTATCAACTGTTTCTAAATTTTTTCCACTATCAATCAGATCATCTATTGATGGTAAATTCTGATCGTTTATATCATTCCTATATTCGGACATTTAGAAAATCATTTATATCTATTTATTTTCTTCCAATTGCTTTGATTTTAGAAGTTTTGCAAGTTCTGCGGTTGATCCAACAAAAAGTGCATTTGTAACATTTGTAGGTCCCCGCACACCCCTATCCTCTTCAATATCTTTTAGCTTCTTTTGGAGATCCATCAATTTGTCAGTTGCATCAGATACATTTTTTATTAATTGACCAGCAACTTCATATGCGCGAGGCATTTCACTTTCTCTGGCAAGTTCAAGAATTCCATTAATTGCTTCTTGACCCTTTTCTATAAGGGAATATAAATTTCCCCTGGTGTACTCATAATCTTTTTTTACATCATCAATTGCAGATGTAACTTTTTCAATTTTATTTGTGGAAGATTCTTCCGTGTCGATAGATACTATCTCTCCAGTAACATTAAATGCTTCGTTCAGGTTATCAAATTTATTTGTCATTTTAATTCAAGTTACTACGTGGTAGATCCACTAAATCCAAAATCATCACCTGTAGGAATAAGGAGATTATCTGATGTTGTGATTGATTTTACTTGAGCTCCGGTAAGGTGAGGTATAACAGATGTTCCATCTCTTCCTCTATCGACAGTAAGAACATTTCCAGATTTTGATTTTACAAAAACTTCTTCACCTTCTATATCAAGATATGTATTTGCAGCAATTGAGGTTGCATTATTTACGGAAATTAAAATATCTTCAACTGAAATATCTTTGGATATATTTGTAACAACAATTCCAGTATAGTTTTTAATTGCTCTTGGACTTGCCGAATACACAATTTCTCTTGACGGTGTAGAGTTTGATTCGCCAGCAATAAGACTGACAGACATTCTCTTGATAACATCTTTCGATGCAGACTGTACTGGACCAAACAAATATGTTTTTGCAGAAAATCTTAAAGTATAGATGAGAACTCTTCTTGTTGTGAAATTTCCTTCATAGTCATCTTGCATAGTGATATTTTCTAAAACTATTGGAATATCTCTTTTTTCACCAATACTTGATACTAAATTGACTGTAATGCTATATGATGGTTGAAAATATGGCAGAATTTGCTCTACAATTTGAAGAGCATCATCATTAAGTTTTGACATTATACTCAATTCAAATTGCATATTATATGGAACGGGCATATATGCTTTTTTTGTCTCTGTCCCATTATTCGGATCTTTTGCTACAAATGTTTGAGTAGTTGTTAATTTTCTTGATGCATCGTAAGTCAGTCCTGTAAACTCAAATGACATTCTTGGCAATGTTATTTGAGTTTGTTTGCTCAAATCTGGAGATTCCTCAAGTCTTGCCAAAAACTTTTGAGTTGGTCCATATGCAAGAGGAACTTCTATTACGCTAACAACATTATCATTAGAATCTGTGTGCTTAATTTTTATACCATTAAATAGAGAACCAAAGGAAATTATGGTTTTTCTTAAGATCTCGTTGTAAAAATACTCAAACATTTCTATAAACTCTCTATTGGTATTTAATGATATAAAATATATTTATATTAAAGAGTTCCAAAGGGATTTTTTTCGCTAAAATCTATAATCAAATCTGCCTCAGTCTCAATATTTTTATTATCCGCATATCCATCATTAACTGGATATGTATCAATCATTCTCAATGCATGAGAGGCACCAGAATCAGATCCGACAATATTTTCTGAGATTAAAAATTCTCCAGATACATTGGAAATTTCAAGTTGATTTGTGGTAGAACTCCAAGATCTTACTCTTGCAGTTGTACTACTTATAGATCCAACTATAACTTCATTGAATATATAATTTCCAAAAGAACTGAGAGATGGATTACCAATTACCATAGTTGGTGGTTCAGTATATCCAAGACCAGTATTTGTCAATCTTATTTGTGTAATTACTCCAGCAGAACTTACAACCGCAGTCGCAGCTGCAGATACTGTGGAAATTCCTGTAAATGTAATTGTTGGAGAAGTTGTATATCCAGATCCACCATTTGTGATAGTGACTATTCCAACAACTCCGTCACCAATTGTTGCGGTTGCAGCAGCCCCAGATCCATCTCCAAAAAATAAAACTCCAGGAGCAACTGTATATCCATAACCAGCATTTATTACTTCAACAGATTGCACTGAAGATGAAACTGGATTTACATTGCTATTACAAACAACAATTCCCCCAATCATCGTTGCAGACCCTACTCCCGTCATTCCACCAGATGGAGCAGAAGAGATTGCAACCCTTGGTGCAGATGTATATCCACCGCCTCTATTAGTGACTGTAAAGTATCTAATACCACCGCTAACAATTGAAGCAATTGCAGAAGCAGTTACTGCACTTCCGACAACAGTTAGTTTTTGAAGTGATCCTGTAATATTAGTTCTATCATCTATAGATATTGCATCACTAGAACTTCCTGAAATTGTATCATCAATTTCACTTACTCCAGTATCAATCACCTCATCTTCATACCTAAAGAGTTCACATCTTAAATCATAAGTAGTATTTCCTTGAAGTTGATAGAATGGTTGTTCGTGCTCAACATATTTTATCTCAAACAAACGATCACCTAAAGGAAAATAAATTAAATCACCTTCTTTTGGACGATTTGATATTTTAATATTTGGTTCATTCCTTATAAGCGGAGAAATATAATTTTCGAATCTTTCTCTTGATATGGTCAGAGTCAATTCATTGAGTGCTTGAATGCCAAATTTTGAAAGAATTGTGGGATTGTCACCATATCCTTCATAATTGACAAGATATGCCTCTATTGGATATGCATCTTCGAATGAAGATTGTATGACTTCTTTTATAATGGTATTTTGCGTAAGATATTTTCTTGGTAAGTAATAAACTTCAACACCATACATTCTCAATTGTTCATTGACTAAATCTTGAATCAGATTTCTTTCTGATTGTGAACCTTGGAGAAAAAATGGATTTAACATAAGATTAACCAATCATATCGAAAGGTGGAAGTTCTTAAGTATTTGACATTTTTTCCATTAGTATATCAATTTCTCTTTGAGCATCATCATACATTTGACGACCATTGAGTTCTACTCCACCAGGAAGTTTAACGCCAGTGAATTTCATCATATTTTGTCCCCACTGACGTTTAATTAATGATGTCAAATACGGTTTGATAAAGGAATCATTCCATACTCTACTATAATCATTTGGATCTAAAACTGCATAACAATCGAGGATAATATAAGTGTTAGTGCTTATTGCCCCCCAATCAATATCAAGATAGAGTCTATCTTGTCTTTTATTAAAACGAATTTGCTTTTGAGTATTTAATAAAAAGTCCAAATCTTCAAGATATGTTTTTACCATTGCATATGATAAAAGTTCTGTTGTTCCCCAATAGTAAATATCATTTAAGAATAACTGATACTTTACACTAAACATACCATGACTAATAGTATTTGCACTATCATATTGGAATATTTTTGTTACTCCAACTATTCCGGGGGGGACCTGTAGATAATTACTATTTTCTTCATAATTAAATGTTGTCGCAGTACCGACAATACTAGTCGTTACACTCGTAGTTACAATTCCAACACTCGAATTATTATTACCTCTTGCTCTTCCCCTATCAATATCATCCTGCGTAATTTTATACTTAAAAAATGTTGGATAAACTCCGTCAAAATGACGTTCTTGGAAAAACTGAACTGCATCATCAACTAAATCTTCAATCTGCTCATCAGCTACGTTGATCTCTAAAACCGGCGCCCCCAGTTTTCTTTTGCAGTAATTTATTAATTCCTGTCTGGTAGATGGTTGCGCCATTTATTTGATACCTCTTAAGATATTTAGGGAGCGGAAGAAATTCCAGGTATAACCAGAATATTTCCATTCACTATTCGATAAACCGTAGAACCAGAACTAACTAAAATGTCGTAGATATATCTACCTTCAGATAATGTTCTTGTTGCAGTTGATCCTAATGATATATTAAATTTACCACCTGCTGCACTGGTAAATCCGACATTAAACGTTGCTGCTGCATATGCAGAAGAACCTATAGAAACGCTTTTTGTCATACGGGAAGTACCTGTCCACCCGGTAAAATTAAATACAGAATTTGAAGGTGTATAAACATTAAAATTTGCCTTAAAGTCTGCACCAGCATTAATTACCAAATTTGATGCATATGCAACTCCAGAATCTGTATCAAAGGTTATATTTTTACTTGACATTGGTAACTCCTAGAGATGATACTACTTCTTGCTGTTTTAAATAAAGTTTGAAATAACATTTTGCAATATTTTTAACAAGTTCAATATCGTGTATATTATCTATTTCCGAAGATACTTTAAAGTACTCGAAACTTTTTGTGAGATTTTCAATTTCAATTTCATCGGGATTCATTAACTAAACTCCTAAGTAAGAATTTTATTTCATCAAGATCATTTTTTATATTAGCAACATCAGACTCAAGATTTTGTATCTTTTGATTCTTTTCACTCTTAGAATCTCTTCTTGTAATATATTCTTGATATTCTGTCATATTTGCATTGATAATGGAGTTTGTATGTGGGTCTCTCATTAAATTTGAGTGACCCTCTACTTTTAGATAGTTCATATTATGCAAGTGCAATAACTCTAAGATCCTTAAATCTTGGTGGATAGACCTGATTTGTTGATGTCATCACAATTTTAATTCTATATGATCTGAATGGAGATAATTGATCAATACTGAAGGAATATTCCTTATATTCCAACTCTTGTGGTAAAAATGCCAAATGTGTTGATGGACTGATGAAAGTATCAGAATTTCCATCATTATTTGTAGGATTAATAATTTGTTTTTTAGAATTTAAATTGTTGTAACCTGGTAATGGTACAAAAATTGGAGTAAAGTTTTGATTTTGTGAGGTTGCGTAGAAAGCACGAATATCAGAATAGATGTTAATATTAGCACTTAGAAGAATTAAAATTGAAGAAGCTGAATTTTCTAATACAATTTCTTTGGAAATATATTGGAATGCAGTAGGATCATCTGAGATGCTATTAACTCTATTGTCTGCTGCATAATCTGTAATAACACTATTTACTCTATTTGAGGTTGTTATTAAACTGATTCTTTGCGTATCAATAACTGGTGTTAATTTGCTATCGACTGTACTCATCGTAAGTCTCATATTCAAAGATTTATTTCCAGTTAAATTTGATAATTTTGCAGTTTCATTTACCTTAGATGCAATTATTCTTGTACTATCAAGATAATTTGTTTTGTTTAAGGTAATTGATTCATATCCATTATTGACATATGGAATTTCATTCCCACTCATACTCTGTCCAGTTATTGTTCTCATCTCACCAGTTAAATTGGTTCCTTGAACAGTAAGATTATGTACCATTGGAGTAATTAACTCAAAAGGCATATTTTGAGTTGCCTTAATATTGTAACCACCAGTTGATTTTGTTTTATTTTGATATAATTTTGGAAAACCGGTTCCGACAGATCTATCGGCACCATTTATTGACATATCAAGTTTTATATTGTAGGAATCAAATGTGATGGGATCTGACACTGTTACATTCTCAAGATTATGTGTCGTATTAATTCTATTCAAAGACACACCTGCCAATTCATACTTATAAACTGGTGTTCCTACTGGATAATTTTTGGGATTTGTTCCTCTCACAATAACTCCACCAATCGTTGATCCAGAAACAGAAGTATATGAGATTACTTCATCTCCAATTAAAATATATCCCAGATTAGTCGTACCAACACCAACACCCTCAAAAGTATTGAGATTTGAAATACTTTCGACAGAAATTGCTGAAGTTGAATTTGAGTTATATGCAAGACTTAATTTTGTTGGTGCAATGTCAGATTCAACTCCAGATATATCAACATAGTTTTCACTAAAATACATTCCGTGATTTTTGTGATTGATTTTAATGTGCAATCCATCACTTTCTGTAATAATTTGTGTTGCTGCAACATTTCCACCAGAAGATTGATTTAGATTTGTAGTAATTCCTGCACTATTCACATATTTAATGGTATTTGCAGCACCAACAACAAAATCTCCTTGAACGTTATCTAAAATCAATTCATTGATTCCAGTAATAATTCCTACAGATAATCTAGCATTGGATCCAACGGACAAGGCTCCAATTGTAGTGATTCCTAAAACATCACCAACTTTATACCCAATACCACCATTTACAATAGTTGCAGCAATTGCCACACCATTATTGACAGTAATATTTGCAGTCGCATTTCTACCATTTCCAGTAATAGTTGTTAGTGAAGTATTGTTGAATGTATACGATCCTGAGGATGGAGTGTATCCAATACCAGAATTATTGATACTCAAACTTCCGGTAGCAATACCGGCACTATCAACATAATTTCCAGATGCATTTGTGTTGTACTGTAGAATAGTATTTCCAAAAGTTAATCCAGAATCAATTAGAGTTGAACCAATTCCAATTCTAACTCTTCTTGAGTTTGTATTTAAAGAATTTGGCATCAATTCTGCTATTTGATGATTTCCTTCTGTCAATTCTGGATTATAAAATTCAACAGTTCCTGAAGTTAAGAAATCTGCTCTATAAAGAGTAAATTTAAGATCTTCCCACTGACTTGCTTCCCAAGTGGAAGCATTTTGTGATTTAAACAGTGAACCAAGAGTTGGTTGATTTGAAATATATGCTTGAGTAAGAATGTCATTTTCACCAATTCTTGAAATATATACACTATATTTTGTTGAGTTTGATGCAAGGCAGACGCAATAATCTTTACCACCTTCAACATAAACTGGCGAATCAAATGTAAAGGATGTTGCAACAGATCCATCGGTAGAAGTTTTGACATCTTCTGGGTTTAAAGTAATTTCAGAGAATGGAAGAATCTTTTGTGTTGGGAATCCGTTTTGCATCGTTCTTAGTTGGAACGTGACAGGAGTATCACCATCATCTTTACTTCTAAAGAAAACATCACATCTAGTTAAGAAAACTCCAGTTTCATCTTCAACCAAAAATGATTGTGCAAGAGGATCATACCAACCAACAAGAACTTGTGTAGATGATGGTGATCCTACTTGAGTGCTGGAAATTACTTGAGTTCCAATTGTTGTCTTTATCGGCTTACTGTCGAATACCTGTTTATCAGCAATTTTTGCATTTCTAACAGAAATAATATTGTCCTGAACAGTTTCTAATGTTCCACTTGAAATAAATTGTTCTGTGGCAATTGTTGTAGCAGAATTTTGATCATTTAAGTTGTTATTGATGAGAGTAAAAGATTTAGTTCCAGTTTCAAATTTTGGATGAATGTTACTAGTTGGATCTGGAATAAACAAACTTCCAATTAATGTTGCAGATAAATCTGAAATAAGTTTAACTTCGGTAATTGATGCTTGAGCACCACTTGTTTCACCAATTAAAGTCATTCCACTTTCAACATATCCACTATATCCTCCCTGAGTTAAGTTTGCAAGAGAAAATATATCAACATTCAGAATATTTGATGTCGAAGAGTAAATTGATTGTAAACTCTGTCCATCATATGGACTGTATTGGAAGGTTGAAATTGCAGAATTATATGGACCCTCTTTATGATTTGATTGAGCGACTCTAAAAGATATACTAGATGCACTGGAAGTATTTGTATTTGGTCCAAGTCCAGTTTGTTGTGTTTTTCCTACTACCTTTTCTCCAACCTGAAAAACTCCAGAGATCATTCTAATTTGCAGTAATTTTGGAACACAATATTTTGTTACATCTTTTCCATCAAAGAAAGCATAAAGTTGTGTGAGTGGTTTAACTTTTTTAGAGATAAATTGAATGTTTCTTGATCTCATATTTGAAATCAAATTCCTGCTTACAACCTTATCTCCAACCGAAGTCTTATCCAAAACTTCAACAACTTCTTTTCTAGTACCTGTTCTTTCAGATGTTCCTACCTTAAAAGTGTCTATGACTTTATCTTCAAATACTGTTGTTGTTTGTGTATCATATATTGCAATACTTCCCCCACCAGAAGTACCTCTCCATTCACCACCGGTTGTTACTGTTCTTGATTTTGGTATAATATCTGAAACCTCTGTGCCAGTCCAGTTATCTTGCCAAGTGCCCCAAATTGTGGGAGTAAAACCTGTTTGTGGATCGGCATTTAGAGTTTTAACTGCATCTGCCATTGTTTGAGCATAATTTCCTTCAATATTAATAATCTTGGCACTCACACGAGTCGTATCTACCCAAGTATCAGATGCTGGTGTAAGATCTAATGTTCCTTGCCAGAAACTGACTAAGAATGGAGTAACACTTTCAGATCTTGTTGCAAAAACTTGTTTGAACCATTCAACTTCAGCATAATCTAAAGTGACAATATCCCCTGTTTTACGAACATTAATACCTTCAATTGGTAAAAACTGTAAATCATCAGTTGGGTCAATACCAACAACTGGACCGGGAATTAAATCAATTGAATTTGTATAATGTTGAGGTCTAATCTCCCTATTCCGAATATCAATACTATTTTTAAACTCAATACTATCTTCTTGAGCAAGAAGGGATGTAAAATTATCTACAAAGAAACCTGATTTAAATCTATTGAGACCATCTGAATCCGGAACAAATAGATTTGCAGTATTAGTTTCAAGAAGTGATAATGTTGTGTAGTATTCAATACTCTTAATTCTATTTTCAAGTTGTTTAATATCCACCATTCTATATCTTTTATGTTCCAAAAATTCTATGGAAGCTTGTGATACATTGTAAAGATATGGTGGAAGTGTTATAGTTGCAATTTCTAGTGCCTCATCAACAGAAACTGGTTTTTCAAATTTTTCCGATGGAGTTCCATACTTAACTTGCATTTTTCCATCTTTTGTCAGATAAATTCTGTCTATTCTTCCAAGATAGAATGAAAATGAAGTTAAAATTGACTCATCAGAAGCAAGAATATTTGTAGCAGAATTTCCAGATCCATTAAAGGATCTGCCATAAAATTCTAAAGGAGATCTTAATCCTTCTGCTACCGAATAATCACTGGTTTTTGGTCTGATATCAATAATATCAGAATTTCTTATATTATCAACAGTTTGTATTTCTTTTCCATAATCAAAAGTACTATATGAGTTAATTGTGGTAATATCACCATCATCAGAAGATTCATAATATCCGTTTGAAAAATATACTTTTAGTTTCTTGGTAATTTCTTCAACATCAGATTTTCTTGTTAGGAATCCGTAGTTATAAAATGACCCATTTTGCCCATTTGTAAATGTAAAATTGGATGAGACATTTAAACTTGGTGAATTTAATGTTACAATAACCGCACTTACTTTAGATTCTTCAAATATAATAGTTTCACCTTCTTTGAAACTATTATTATTTTTTGAAACAAATGCGATTTGAGAATCTGTAAGTCTTTCAGCACAGATCCCAATTGCTCCACTTGTTTGGCCTGTAAATTTTTCTCCAATAATTAAATCACTTGTCTTTGTTGAAGGACCACTAATTGAAGATAATATCGCAGTAGGCGATGATGGATTTCCGGTATCAAGAGATTCATAAATTGCGTGAACTTCAATAATATCGGAAACATTTAAAGAAATATTTTGATCTTGGACTCTTGTACCATATGGATAATTTCCATACGATAAACCATCGTTAAGGGTAGTAGCACCAACTCCTGAAGATGAATAAATTGATTTATTAATAATAATTGAATTAACTCTATTTTTTCTCTTTATTTTAGATTTTGGTTTAATCTTGGTCAAAGTGGCAATTAAAGTTGCTCCAGTGTTATCTGAACCCAAATTATAAATTTGTAACTGACTAGATCCACTTATAAATGAGAATTTGTCTGCAGTTAATACTTCGGTGATTCCATCAGATCTAATCAATGAATATCTTTCAGTGTCAAAAGGTAAAAATGTTTCGTTTGTTCCACCAGTGACTGGTGTTGACAGTTGATTTCCCGAAATATTGACAGTAAATTTCTTTCTTATTACTAAAGATGCGTTAGTTAAGTCAACAGAAGAAATATTATTTTTGGGTAATTTTGTGTAAAGTGTATTATCTGTTGAAGTTTCTAAATTTGTTGTTAAGATTTTAAAATCTGTTACCGATAATGATGTAGTAGGAAGTGCTCCGTCACATATCCCAGAAACTGTTGCAACACCAATTGGAATATTTGGAAGTTTAAATCCACCAATAGTTATGGATGTTGTTCCAACAGAAACAACCTTACCATAAAATGGATCTGCAGTATTTGTATTTGAATATGAAATTACATTATCTTTTTTAACTAAAGTTCCTGGGAATAACGTATTTGGTGATGTAACTGTACTTGTATACAGTGGATTTGTGAAAGTTGCTGCAGCACCAACAACAAGTGTGGATACGTTAGAGAATGTAGCTGCAGCTCCGACAACCATTGACGAAACATTTGTGAATGACAGTGTAGATCCAATACCAATAGCAGATGATATTGTACTTGCTGCTCCAATGAATAATGAAGTTAATCCTATACCAATACTGACAACAGGTATGTCATAGTTTACAAGTGAAAATGTTACTGCTGTTCCCGCTGTCAATGTAGTTGGTGAGGTACTTGCTGCTCCGATAAAGATAGATGTTGTACCAACACTGACAATTGGTGCATTGGTAATTGCTGCGCCAACACTAATAGAGTTTCCTATAGCAACTCCGGAAAGACTTGTAACAAAAATTTGAGTCGATCCTACACCAACAGTTTGTCCTGACGTAATAGTTGTAACTAAATTTGGTCTTACTAGATTAAATGAACTTCCAGCAGAAACTCCGCTTACGCTTGAAACAAAAAGTTGCGTTGAACCAGCACTAACTGGATTATTGATTAAAACACTTAATGTGGCAGCAGATGTGGATCCTGTTCCAATAGTGACATATGTGCTCCCAATACCAGTAATTGCTGCGTTAGATATTGATGGTGAAACAGTAATTAGAGATTGTAAAGTAAGTGCGGGTGACACTTGGTTCAAATAAATCGTTGTTGATCCAATACTAATATTTGCACTAAGAGTTGTGGATGTGGTCCCTACTCCTGCTGTTGATGCAGTGCCAATAAAAATTGAATTTGTGTTAATTCCGGTAACATAAACGGTTGTTAGAGCAATACCTGCTCCATAAAGAGAATTGACTACAGATATAGAACTACCTACAGAAACTCCGGTAACATCATTTACAAAAATTTGAGTTGATCCTACACCAACAGTTGATGTTAGTGTAGTGTTTAAAATGGGGGAATTTACATATGTTACCGGAGTAATATTTGCAAGACCAACAGGAACTCCAACAGATTGAATGGTATCTGCACTAAAGGTAGATGCAGATCCTACAATTCCATAAACAGATTTAACGTCAGAAATTCCGTATGATGTTACTGCAATAGCAACTCTTCCATCACTGATTCCATTAAAACTGAAAGATTCGTTGGGTATGAAATCTCCATTCTTTTCATATAAAACTAAAGATTTTGAATTTGAAACTGAGTCCTTTAAAAATGCTGTTGCTCCGCTTGAATTTCCCTTTATAAATGTG